AGTAAAAGTAACTAGCACCACTACTGGTACTGGCACGTTCACGCTTGGCGCTGCGGCAGTAGGGTTTCAGAGTTTCTCAGTAATCGGCGATGGCAACCAAACGTATTACTGCATTACAGACGGAACTAATTGGGAAGTAGGTATTGGAACCTATACTGCGTCTGGCACGACTCTTTCTCGCTCCCCATTTGAATCATCTAACAGCAACGCTCTAGTAGACTTCCCCGCAGGTAGTAAGGATGTATTCGTTACATTCCCATCAGAGAACACTGAAGGCACTGTACCAACGGCTGACAATAGCTCAGTAGGTACTGACTTAGTAGCGTGGCTAAACCTGAAGAAGCAGCTAGATGCAGGTGTAGTGAATGGTGTGCCGTATGCTAACAATGGAACTAATGGGATTGTAAGTACGTATAGCTTGGTTTATACAACCGTTAATGCATATTATGGTGGAGTGCTTGCACCTAACGGAGACATTCATTTTGTGCCATCTTATGCAAATAGAGGCCAAAAGGTTTCCGCTGCTGGCGTTGTATCTACGTATTCTTTAATTTATACAGCTTCTCAAGCGTATGCAGGTGGTGTTCTTTCCCCAAATGGAGATGTACATTTTATTCCTGAAAGTGCAAATAGGGGACAAAAAGTATCTGCGGCGGGTGTGGTTTCTACATATTCACTGGTGTACACAACAGCAGACGCTTACTTTGGTGGAGTTTTAGCACCAAATGGCGATATTCATTTTGTTCCTCAACGTGCCAACAGAGGACAAAAAGTATCGGCTGCTGGAGTGGTTTCTACTTATTCTTTAGTTTATTCAGTAAATGACGCTTATCAAGGTGGTGTTTTAGCTCCAAACGGGGATATTCATTTTGTTCCATTCCGCGCAGTAAGAGGGCAAAAAATATCTTCTGCCGGAGTTGTTAGTACGTATTCATTAGTTTATACAACTACAGGCGGTTATATAGGCGGCGTACTTGCGCCAAACGGTGACATACATTTTGTTCCTCATATCGCTACTGTTGGCCAAAAAATATCTTTGGCTGGCGTTGTTTCTACCTATAGTTTGGTTACCACAGCAACCGGCGCTTTTCAAGGTGGTGTCCTTGCACCAAATGGCGATATTCATTTTGTTCCTTTTAATTCACTAAGGGGGCAAAAAGTATCTCCTACTGGCGTGGTATCTACATATTCTCTACTTTATGCAGGTATATTAGACGGTACTTATAGTGGGGGAGTATTAACCACAAATGGTGACATATATTTTGTTCCTAATGCTAATGGTGCTGCGCTAGGCCAAAAAATCTCCACCAACGTACAGCAAAAAGTAGGTTATGCTTTAAGCCCGTTTTTCAATAAATTCTAATAATTCATCAACCACAGCAAGGAGAAACCGTGTACAACAGAGATAAAATCATAGCCACGATGCAAGAAATTTACGACGAATCTAAGACGATTGCGCCTTACGTCTTGATTGCACAACCCCGTCGTAACTTAGAAGAAACCGCAGCACAGAATTTTGATGGATACGATGGCTTGCACATTGACCTGATGGGCTTCTCCCACGGCTTTGTGCATATCGGGGGTGAGAAGGTTGACGTTGCCCGTAACTATCTTATAGAGCAAGCGCTACAAAGCGGTGCCAAGTATATGCTGTTCATTGGTGAGGATACCGTTCTCCCCTATGATGGCTTTAAAGTATTGCACGAGACAGCAGAGAAAAACCCTGACGCAGTGGTAACAGGTGTGTACTACATCAAATGCTCTGACGCTATGGTTATGGTACGCAATCAGGATTGGATCACCATTCCTAACGTCGATCCCGGCCAGTTGATTGAGGCTTGGCAGACAGGTATGGATGTGATGATGATCCCTATCTCAATCCTGCAAGCCATGAAAGACGAAGCTCCTGATCTGCCATTCACCTGTATCGGCAACAACATCAACGATGAGATTCCGTTTATCGGCGAGGATAACTTCTTTGTCCATCGTCTGCACAAGCGCGGAACGAAGCTCCTAGTTAATACCGACGTTCAATGTCTACATATGGACTTGGCAAGCGGTTTATATACAGCGCATCCTTCTGTAGACCTGAAGAACTATTACACAAACATTGAGCCTACCCGTCCCTTGACGTTGGACGACAAAGAGTTTATTGACCGTCGTTGGGCTGATCGTTTGCCTGAAGGCACTGGTAGCTATAAGTCTGTCATTGCCAAGCTGCTAGAGGAAGGCCAGCCTATCAAGTTCAACATGGGTTGTGGTCGTGACCGTCTGCCCGGCTACCTTGGCGTTGATATGCACAGCGATACAGCCGACATCAAGCAAGACATCATGAAGCTGGATCTGCCAGAGCAATGCGCTGACGAGATATTTGCCAGCCATGTGATTGAGCATATCCCCCAGCACCGCGCACCTAACGTCTTAGAGAAGTGGCTCAACACCCTGAAGGACGGCGGTATGCTTGTTCTTGAGACTCCTGACCTTGCTGGCTTGTGCAAAGACTACCTTGAGCAAGACGGGGCAGATCAGCACATGACTGCGATGTGTATCTATGGCGCTCACGTAGATCGTATTACGCCTGAGACACAGGAAAAGGGTGCATTGTCACCGCATCTGTGGGGCTACACCCCTAAGTCGTTATCTGACTTGTGTACAGCGGTAGGTTTCAAAGACATCAAGATTCTGCCAGTAACGGGGCAGCATCCGGGTAAGAACTTTAGATTGGAGGCAGTTAAATGATTTCATTAGAAGGTTTACAGTCTGGCGTTACCGGTGAAGATCGGGCTATCGCTATCCTGAAGGTTGAGCATAACAGCGAGACGTATGACTGGATGACGTTTGTGCCACCCGATACTGATCTGGCTACTTACATTGCTGCCTCAGAGGCACGGATTAAGGCTGAGATTGATGCTAAGGAAGCACTCTGGGCAGCTAGTCCTAAGATGCGTGAAGTTGACGGTATTAACGGGATTGAGACTGTTGCCATTGATAAGTCTGAGATTGTTCGTGCGGATAACCCTGACTACTATGCTTCCCGCCGTGCTGAGTATCCTACGCTTGCGGATCAGTTAGACGCAATGTGGAAGGGCGCTGATGCTATGACGGCTATGGCGGCTAAGATTGCGGCGGTTAAGGCAAAGTATCCTAAACCATGAGTTACACCCTATCCAAGACGGATGCAAATAAAATCGTTAAGGTAGATCAGGGAGGGGTAGTTACCCTTCCCAGTAATGTTTTTTCAAAGGGTGATGCTTTAATCATCTTTAACAATACGGATGAATTTATCTCTATTCATTCGCTGGTAGAAAACTCTTATCGTTCTTCTCGCGCAAAGAAAAGGGCGTTTATAGAGTTTCCTCCTAGAGCATTAGCAAATGCTATTTTTATTGACGACGATATTGTAGTTATATCAGTGGGGTTCTAAATGAGCGGCATATTGTTAGCATTTGTTGGCGCATCCTTTGGCGTAGGTGGTGGCGTATCGGTTGTAGATGGTTCATTTTCTGGCGCTCCTATGGCGGTAGTTGCCTTTGGTGGATAACAATGTATGGACCCAATCACAATCGGTGCGGCATTTGCAGTAGCCAAAGCGGCTGTTGCGGGGGTGAAGGAAGCCATTGCGCTAGGTAAGGAAGTGCAGGAGTGTTATCACGACATTAGTGCATTCTTTACCGCGCAAGGTGAGATTCAAGCGGCTGTAGTTCAACAGGAGCATGACAAGAAGCTAGGAAAACCGGTACAGAAAGACGCTACTGCCGAGGCGCTTGATGCGATGTTTGCGTCGCGCCAGATGTTCAAAATGGAAGTGGAGCTACGCGAAGCATTGATTTATGGCTCGGGTAACGAATCGGGCTTGTACGAAGAGATGTGCCAGCGCCGCGACCAGATTATCCAAGAACGGCGGGACGCGATTGAAGAAGAAGCTAGGCTGGAGCGTATGCGCCTGCGCGAGATTGAGCGCAAGAAGGAGCAGCGCATTCAAAATATCCAAGAGTGGCTGGCGGTAGTTTTTGGGGTGGCGATCAGTAGTTTTATCATGTACGCAATATGGTGGATGTTTAAACACGGGAACGACGAATAATGCTGACATTACTTTCTACGCTGATAAGTTTCCTGATGGGCGGTTTGCCTAAGATTCTGGACTTTTTTCAAGATCGGGCAGACAAGGGCCATGAGTTGAAAATGGCCGCTATGCAGACAGAACGTGAGCTTCAACTGGCTGCGGCAGGCTATGCCGGGCAGGCAAAAGTAGAAGAAATCAAGCTCGATGAAATCAAAATCCAATCTTCTGCCGATACTCAGCAGGCCCTAATTGGTGCCCAGCAGGCTGAAATGCAGGCAATTTATGCGCATGATATGAGTTTGAACGAGGGAACAAGCGTCTGGATGAAGGACTTCCGCGCTAGTGTCCGTCCTGTGATTACCTTTGGCTTCTTTGGTCTTTTGGTGTTTGTTGATGTTGGCCTGTTTTCTTATGGCTGGTACAACAATGTCCCGTTTAAAGACCTTGCCGATATGTTATGGGATTCTGAGACTCAGGCTCTGTTTGCAAGTGTGATAGCATTTCATTTTGGCAACAGGGCATTTGGAAAATGATAGGCTTATACGCAATACAAAATGTTGTGTCTGGTAAAGCTTATGTAGGTAGCTCTGTAAATGTAAAAAATCGCCAGAAAAGGCATTTCCGGATGCTCCAGATTAATATTCACCACTGCACTACTTTGCAACGTGCGTGGAACAAATATGGCGAAAAATCATTTGTTTTTAAATTTATTGGTAATGCCTCTACTTCAAAAGAAGTTAGGGAATTAGAGCAAGCATTTTTAGAGTGTTACTTTGGCAAAGAACTTTACAATATTAAATGTTCAGCAATTGGGTTCCCTGCTGGAGAGAGCCATCCTGCTAAAAGTCCAGACTGGCATCAAAAACACATTTTAAAAACAACTACGCAAGAACAAAGAAACGAAAAGTTTGGAAAATCTAGCAAGGGCATTAAGCGCGACCATAATATTTATTCTGCGGGGGCAAAGAAGCAATGGGACGACCCAGAACAACGGGCAAAAAAAATGGCCGGTATGCGGGGGAAAAGAGAAATTGTAACGTGTCCTTATTGCAAGAAAGAAGGTGGCGGTGGAAATATGCGAAGGTATCACTTTGACAAGTGCAAATTCAAATGATCGTCAGCCCACAATGCTTGAAAATGATTCAGCACCACGAGGGCATCAGGCTTCGCCCTTACCGTTGCCCCGCACTTTTGTGGACATGCCTTGTTGGGCATGTGTGCGATCCGAACCACGCCAGAGTTCCGTTGGAGCAGAGAAAGTCCCTGCCGATACCGGAAGGTTGGAATAGACAATTTACAATACAAGAAGCAGATGCCATACTTGCTAAAGATCTTGAGCGTTTTATCCGAGGCGTATCCAAGTATTGTCCTATTATTACTTCTCAAGGGCAGCTTGATGCATTGGTTAGCTTCAGTTTCAACCTAGGATTAGGTACGTTACAACGAAGCACGCTTAGACAGAAGCACAATCGCGGGGACTATCAAGGTGCCGCGCAAGAATTCTTAAAGTACACCAAAGCTGGTGGAAAAGTTCTAAAAGGTCTGGTCAATCGACGGAACGACGAACGCGCACTGTACCTAAGTAGGTGAAAAATGCCATTATCGAAAATAGTATTTAAGCCCGGGGTTAACCGCGAGAACACGCGGTACACCACGGAAGGCGGTTGGTATGAGTGCGACAAGGTACGTTTTCGCCAAGGCAATCCTGAAAAGATTGGTGGTTGGACACCCTATAGCTCTGATACTTTCCTTGGGATTTGCCGTGCGCTATGGAATTGGTCCACATTAGCAGGAGAAAACCTTGTTGGTACTGGTACTAATTTAAAGTACTACATCAATCAGGGTAGTGTTTTTTACGATATTACGCCTATTCGCAAGACAGTCGTGTTGACCGATCCGTTTATCGCGTTTGACGGATCAGATGTTTTGGTGGTGTACGAAGTAAATCACGGTTGCGTAACAGGTGATTTTGTCACGTACAGCGGTGCGGGGATCGTGGGCCTTGGTGGGAATATCACGGCGGGCGTTCTAACAGGCACCTTCCAAGTCAGTGTAATTGACGACGATAATTACAACATTACTGTCTCTGCCCTAGCCAATGCGACTGATGTGTCTGGTTCTCCCGGCGGCGGTTCAGTAGTCACGCAATATGAAACAAATACAGGCCCCTCTTATCAAGTACCGCTAACTGGTTGGGGCTCTGGTGGGTGGGGGTTAGGCACATGGGGCATTGGCCAACCTACTTCTGATGCCATGCAGTTGTGGAGCAACTACAACTTTGGCGAGGATCTGGTTTACGGTCCGCGGGGCGCGGGTCTTTATTACTGGAACTCCAGTGTGGGGCTAAGTCCCATCCAGATGACGATCAGTATTGCTGCTCCGGGCATTATTACTCTGCCTGTTGATTTTACTATTGCAGACGGTACGGCTATTTCTCTGACCTCGACAGGGGCATTGCCTACGGGCTTGACGGTGGGGACAACGTACTTCGTTGTTAACTCCACGGGGAACACATTTGAGTTATCTGCCACGTTGGGCGGGGCATCTATCACTACATCTGGCACACAGTCTGGGCTGCAGTATGTATCGCAGCGCGGTATTAATTTAGCCAGTGTAGGCGACGCTAGTACCCCGATTTATCAGAATGCATTGATCGTTTCTGACGCTTCGCGGTTCATTATTGTATTTGGCACTAATGACTATGGGTCAACGACGCTTGATCCAATGTTGATTCGTTGGTCAGAGCAAGAAAATCCTTACATGTGGGCCCCTGCTGTTACGAATCAGGCAGGCAGTATCCGCTTGTCCCATGGGTCTGAGATTGTTACGGCCATACAGACTCGTCAAGAGATTGTAGTTTTCACTGACCAATCAGTCTATTCCATGCAGTACTTAGGCCCTCCGTATGTATGGCGGACGGAACTGCTTGGTGACAACGTATCCATCATGGGGCCCAATTCTGTTGCTCTGGCTTCTGGGGTTTTGTTCTGGATGGGGGTGGATAAGTTCTACTTATACGATGGTCGCGTGCAGACATTGAGTTGCGATCTGCGCCGCTATGTCTTCCAAGATTTGAATATCCTTCAGCGCCAGCAAATTTATGCAGGCACTAACGAAGGGTTTAATGAAATATGGTGGTTCTATTGTTCTAAGGATAGCTTGGTAAGTGACCGCTACGTGGTCTATAACTATCTTGAAAAATCATGGTACTACGGCACGATGGGTCGCACTGCTTGGTTAGATTCAGGCTTGTTATCCTATCCTATTGCGGCTACGTACAACAATCTGTTAGTGAACCACGAAGATGGCATCGATGACCTCGAAACAGGGTCCGCGACACCTATTAATGCGTACATCAGTTCCTCAGAGTTTGATATCGGTGAAGGCCATAATTTTGGCTTTGTGTGGCGCGTACTTCCTGACCTTACCTTCTCTGGCTCCACAGCAGATGCGGCACAGGTCACGATGACTTTGTATCCTTTGCAGAACTCTGGTTCTGGCGCGGGAACCTCGGCTAGCGGTGCGGTAACCAAGTCCACGAGCTACAACATCACGGAAGAATTTACTGGCCAGATATACACACGGGTGCGTGGTCGTCAGATGATCTTCAAAATTGAGTCCGTGGACCTCGGTACGACATGGCAGATTGGCGCACCGCGGATCGATATCAGAGCGGATGGGCGTAGATGACCACTCAGATCATTACAACGGAATCGCTGGAGCTTACGCGCACGCGTGCTCCGGCTTTGCCTTTTGCACCTACTGACTATGATCGGGAATATCACAATCAGTACAACAGCATTCTACGGCTGTACTTTAACCAGATTGATAATCTAATAGGTCAACTTATGGCGAGCACTTCTTCTTTGCCTATTACATTTCCGGACAATGCATTAGACGCATTTGGTCGGCTAGTTACAGTTACGCCGTTCACTCTGTTCGATAGCCAGAACCGGTTTGCTGCTGATAATCAATTCGACACTGCTGTAACAGGGGGAGGCTCGACTACTTACTTGCCTAATGAATCTACAGTCCAGATGAATGTTGGTACAGCTAGCGGGGACGAAGTAGTACGGCAGACATTCCGATCATTTCCGTATCAGCCGGGTAAAGGCTTGACCGTTCTTGCCACGTTCGTAATGAATGGCCCCAAGGCGGGACTGCGGCAACGGGTCGGTTATTTTAATACGGGAAATGGCGCGTTTTTGCAGCGAGATGGAACCACGGTTTCTTTTGTTCTTCGGTCTAGCTCCCTCCCTACCCCCGGCACGCCTAGCGATATCCGTACAGTAAACCAAGCCGATTGGAACGTAGACCCGATGGATGGCACAGGGCCTAGTGGGCGCATTCTCGACCTGACTAAAGATCAGATTCTGTATATGGACTTTGAGTGGCTCGGTACGGGTGACGTGCGCTGTGGATTTTTTGTAGATGGTGCGCCTCAAATTTGCCACATCTTCCATAACGACAATGTGAATACAGCGGTGTACATGACCACGGCGATTTTGCCTGTCCGGTACGAAGTAACTAATACTGCTGTAACTGCTAGCGCGTCCTTCTTTAAGCAGGTATGTTCTTCTGTCCTGAGTATGGGCGGATACGAGCAAACATCCAGCGAGCACGTAGCGCGGCGTACGACAAAACTTACTGGCTTTAGTACGACATTTGTTCCGCTTATATCCGTGCGCCTTGCCTCAGGCAGAGAAGGGGCAGTTGCACTGGTAAATCGTGGCCAAGTTCTGCCTACTGTTACGCAGTACTACGAGGTGGTGTTATTTAAGAACGCTACGCTAACCGGTGCTTCGTGGACGGCGCTCCCTTCTGATTCTAATATGGAGTACGACCAGACCGCAACAGCCGTAACAGGCGGGGAAATTATGACGCAGGATTACACGTCTTCCACTAGCCAAAGCCGAAGCGCAGCAGACGTATCTACTGGGTATAACTGGGATCTGCAATTAGGGGCCAGCATTGCAGGCGTTAGTGATGTGTTTACTTTGGCTATTCGGACCTTAGATGCCACTCCTACAGGCGACGCATGGGGTTCAATAAGCTTGTATGACTTGACGCAATAAGCTGGAAAAATAAGCCCCAAACTGATACGATTTGTCAATTATTTAGGCTGATTAGCCGGAGAACAAAATGGCACAAACACCCGAAGGCATTATGGCTCTCCCTAACGAGCCGCAAGCCGCTGAAATGCCTCAATTAACGCTGACTGATTCGTACGACGTTGCGCGGACCTCGCTGCAGAATGCCCAGCCGGAAGCCGCGGCGCAGTTGCAGCAAATCATGGCGCAATTGATGCCAATGCTAGATCAGTTATCTGATACGCAATTAGACCAACTTCTCCAGCTTGTTCAGTACCTACAGGACAACGAAGAGCAATATCCTGAAATCCGTAAAAAGCTTATTGCAGAAGGCATGGGCGAAGAAGATCTTCCCCCTGAATATGATCCTGAATACTTTGCAGCTATTGGTACGGTTGTCCTTGAAGCAATTCGTGTGCGTAGTGCGGCGGCGGGCACTCCTCCCCAGCAGTTTGCCCGTGGCGGTATTGCGCAAGCTGCGCATATGCTGGCATCTAAAGGTCGTGGGCAAGATACCCAATTAGCGCACATCACCCCTGCCGAAGCGCGCATGCTCCGCAAAAAAGGCGGTGTAGGAACAATTAATCCAGATACTGGCCTTCCTGAGTTTGGTCTTTGGGGATCAATTGTAGGTGCCGTTAAAAGTACGTGGAAGGCAGTAACGGGGGCAGTTAAAAGCATATTGAAAAGTCCAGTTGGCCGATTCCTGAGTACGGTTGCACTATCCACTTTTATTGGTTACCCCGCAGCTTCTGCGGTGATTTCTTTGGCTTCAGGTGAGAACCTAAAAACGGCATTGATTAGTGCAGGTACCGCATGGCTGGCTGGTCCTACTAGTCCGTTGTCAGGTGTGGCGACTAAAGCAGCATCCGCTATTCTTCCACAAGCTGCAAATGCTGCAGTACGCCAAGGCTTGGCCTCCACAATTGTAGGCACCGGCATAGGTTTAGCTACAGGCAAGAGTTTGTCTGATTCGGTTAAATCAGGATTGACTACCGCCGCGTTGAGTTACGGCGCACAGCAAGCGCAAAATGCTTTCCCTAGCCCAATGAAATCGCTAGGCCTGACAACAGATGTCACGGGTAGAGAGATGCGCGGAGAAGGTCCGATTCCTATTGAGGATCGACTCCCTCCTCCTAAGGTATTTGGCCAACCAGATATGGCGGCCCTTAGCGGCACGCCTCCCGCACGCCCTACCTTCACCGGTATGGCTGGGACTCCCCCTCCTGCATCCATGCCCGGAGTGACTGCACAAGCTCCTGCCTTTGCCACACAAGGTCCGTCAACCGCGGCTGGCGGACCACTGGCCGATACCATTCCCCGTATTGGTGAGACAAGTTACCAGACGGCTGGTGCAGGGATCAGAGCGATTGAAACGCCTGCTATTTCTAATACTGGATTACGTCCTCCGGTTAACGCCCTTGGAGTTTCAGATTTAAGCGCAGGAACGGCAGTCGTTCCGCGGATTCAGCAAATAAGTGCAGCTACTCCTACCCCTTCTGGCGGTATTCCTGATATCCGCACCGCGGCAGGTGAGATGTATCAAGGGATGAAAGATTTAGATTACGAGAAATTCAGCAAAGGTGCGGGCGATCTGTTTATGCCGGGTACACCTAGTCCTTCTTCTATTACAGGATCTCAACAATTTAAAGACTTGACCTCTCAGGGTATTTCCGCGGACAAAGCCTATTCGATGGTTGAAAAGAGTATGACTCCGGGCATGCTGCGCACTTACGGCCCCGGCGTAGCTGCGGGCCTTGGTGTCATGGGCCTAACGGGTGGCTTTAACCAAGACAACCCTCAAGTGGATTTGCAAAAGTTCTGGGGTCCGTCGTCCGCGGACCTGATGAAAGCTGATCCTAGAAAATACTATATCCAGAACATTCCCGGCGTAACCTACAGCCAACAAGGTGCGGTTGTTCCACGGGGCTATGAGGAGGGCGGTGCGGTTACGCCTGATCCGCTTGACCCAAAGAATTTTATGGTTGGTACAGAGTACGCAACCCCTGAATTTACGATGGATGATATCCGTGTAGCTACGCCTACTCTTGAGCAAAGAGAAGCGGAAATGGTTAACTACACCCCTGTCACGTCTACAATGACGGCCGCTACCGAGCCGGGAATCAATAACCCTGCTTATCAAAACATCTCCAAGATGTACCAAGACGTGTTGGGTCGCGCACCTGATGCAGAAGGTATGCGATATTGGATGAGCACCATTGGCGCAGATCGATCTATCTCTCCTGAAGAGAAAGCGGCGTGGATGAACGCCGCGCAGCCTGAAGTAATGAAAGACCCTAATCGTTGGTTAAAACAATCTTACCAAGACATATTAGGTCGGGCCCCTGACGAAGCAGGTTTAAAGTATTGGATGGATACCATTGGCGCAGACAAGTCTATTTCCCCAGAGGAAAGAGATCAATGGCTGGCTGAAGCAAATAAAGAAACAATGGGCAGGTCAACAGCCCAGCAAGGTCTTCCCCCAATCACTACCGGGGAATCGACTTCTGACTACATGAATCGCATCAATAATGTAGGAGGGACGGGAACTGCTCCTGTTAAAGCGTCGGAACCCTCACTTGTAAATGGTTTTGATCCATCAAGAACCAAATCTACTGTAGAGAATTGGAAAACTGTAACTGGCGGTATTGCAGATATTCCTACAGGCCAACAAATCGGATTAACGGACGCTCCGGGATACATGGGAAGAGGTACCCAGCCCCTCCCTGCAGCCAATACAGGTGGTTTTAACGCCATGAATTATACCCAGCCTTGGTACATGCAAGAAGCTAACTACAATTTGCCTGATGCCGCAAAAGCACGGGCAGTTTCTGGGTTAGCGGCAGGCGGTATTGCAGATATGGCTCCGGCGTACCCAATGAACACGGGCGGTTATCCGCGGCGCACGGGCCAAATTGCAGGCCCCGGAACAGAGAAGTCTGATTCCATCCCAGCCATGCTGTCTGATGGTGAGTTTGTCATGACCGCACGCGCAGTGCGTGGAATGGGCAAAGGAAGCCGCCGCGACGGTGCGAAAAAAATGTATGCTCTGATGCATCAACTCGAAAAAAACGCCTCTAGGGGATAAGCATGGCTAATGAAACAACCACACAGATAGTTAAAGAATCTCCGGAACTAGAAGCCCGTAAGTTGGGCTTGATGGATACGGCGAAAGGCATGAAGATGCCTAAGTTGCCTGCCTATCAGGTAGCGGGATTCTCTGCCGACCAAATGGCTGCAATGAAAGCAGGCAAACAAGGCATTGGCGCATACAAGCCATACCTTGAAAAAGGTTCTGGAATGATGAATACCGCAGGTACAACTGCGGCCCAGATGGGTACCTACACAGGCCAGATGGGTGCCCCTGCGGGCCAAATGGGGCAGGTCGGTAACCAAATAGGTCAGACTGCAACCCAGATGGGTAACTATTTGCAAGCTGATCTAGGCCAAGCACAAGGTCTGATGACCGGATCCGTGGGCCAAGTACAGCAGGCCGCGCAACAACCCGGCTTTGCTACGGCGCAAGGGGCACTAGGTCAAGGGATTGGCGCATTGAGTGGCGCGGCTCAAGGGTACGATCCATCGCAGGCGCAGGCTTTCATGAATCCGTATCAGCAGCAAGTTATTGATGAATCCATGCGTCAAATTAGCCGTCAAGGTGACATTGCTAGAACGCAGCAAGGTGCGCGGGCCGCGATGTCTGGTGCTTTTGGCGGAGGCCGTCAGGCGGTAGAATCAGCAGAATTAGAACGTGCATTAGCCGAACAGAAGAATGCTGCCATTACTGGTGCGCTGTCGCAAGGTTATCAAACCTCCCAAGCGCAAGCGATGCAAGCGTTTGAACAAGAGAAGCAACGTCAATTGGCACAAGCGCAGGGTTACCAAGGTGCGGCAAGTGTTGGCGGGAATCTGGCAGGCACACAGGCTAATATTGGCATGCAAGCAGGCCAGTACCAAGGTCAGATGGGTCAAGCGTTAGGCGCGCAAAATATACAACAGGCGCAATTGGGCCAATCAGGCACCGCGCAACAGGCTGGAATTCTAGGCCAGCAGGCGGGTGTGTATGGTCAGCAAGCAGGTATTTATGGTCAGCAGGCAAGTTTGGCAGGCCAGCAGGCTGCTACACAGGCTAATATTGGTCAAGGTATTGCTGGGCTAGGTGCACAGGCACAGGCTTTGGGTCAGAATGATGTGAATTTCTTGTACAACATCGGTTCTCAGCAGCAAGGTCAAACGCAGAAGGAAGTGGATGCATTGCGTCAGACTAAATACCAAAACGCTATGCAGCCTTACCAACATCTTGGCTTTGTTTCGGACATCTACAAAGGTGCTCCTTCTTCGCAGATGGCGGTTACACAGAATCAGGCACCTTCTCCAAGCATGGCGCAACAGATTGGTGGATTGGCTACGGGTGCCATTGCAACAGGCAAAGCTCTTGGCGGCATTTAAGGAAAAATCATGAAACAAGAAATTCTAAAACGCGCTATGTTCGCCAAACCTCTGTCAAAAGCTGCTAAGAATAGTGGCATTATGGCGGGCTTTGAGGACGAAATGGAGATGGAAGGCGAAGAGGACGAGATGCTGCCTATGGCGCGTACTCCTCAGAATCCTGAAATCCTGATGAATAACCTCCGTGGCGATATGCGATCGGTGGATGCACGCTATCAGGAACTAGCGGACATGGTCGGTGAGCAGGCAGCGCAGGATACTCCTCCGCAAGTGCTGGCTCTCCTGCAAGAACACATGGCCATGATGCAGCAACCGCAAGGCGGTATTGGCGGTCTGCCACAAGGTCAGCAAATGGCTCCTCCGGGAATGCCGGGAATGCCACCACCGGGCGGTCCACAAGGAATGCCACCGGGTATGCCCCCACAAGGAATGCCACCTGCGATGCCTCCCGGCATGGAGGGTGCTCCCCCTTTTCCGCAGGGCGGGGCTGAACAAGCTCCGCCTACGCCTGATGGATTGCCTCCAGTACGCGCAGCGGCGGGTAAGTTTATTACCAAGGCTGCACAGTATGCAGGGGAAGGTGCCGACGCTTTTCGTGCAGGCTTGAACCGCGTAGACGAATATCTAGGCAATATCGTTGCTCGTCCGCAGTTTGAGACTACCCCTATGCTGGGGGCAGATGGCCGTCCAATTACTATCCAAGGTCGTGAGAATATCCGCATGGATTCAGCAGGTCGTCCAATTGGGGGAGAGGGCACAAGGCTGGAGCGGGCAGCTACGCTAGACTTGCGTCAGCCTACGTTGACCGAGGCCATTAGTCAGACAGCACGGCGTGCCGAGGCTGACTATCCGCGGTCCGCGGAACTCCTTCGCCAGATGAAGAACGTCCCACCTTCTGTACGTAATATCAGCATGGCTACCGGAGCAGCTACTGGTGCAGCTTTAATGAGTCGTCCGGGGGAAGTAACGCCGGATCAAGAAAGTGCAATTGATCGGGTGAATCAGATTCCGGGTCAAGGCCCTGTTACTCGAGATGCAAAAGGTAATTTGCTTTATCAAAACTTCCCTCCATTTGAGTCAAACTTTGTAGGGACAGGGGAACCTCCTGCTGCCACTCCTGCTGCAAAAGCACCGGAAGCGGATGTGATAGAGACTCCTGCAGAAGACAAAGCTGCGGGTGCTGAGACTAATGAGTTTATTAAACGTGCTACGGAAGTTCCGACAAAGACTCGCGCTCAACGGATCAAGGCAGAGTACGAGGACATAGCGCCTACGTTTAGGGAACTACTTGGCGACAATAAGGACGATATCCGCACAAACGCTTTGCTGTTATTGGCCGATGCGGGCTTTAAGTTTGCCTCAGAGTACAAGCCTACGATGGCCATGGCTTTGGGTAGCGCGTTGTCTGGTCTGCCTAGAGGCATGGCGATGCTTATCGCACAAGCTAAAGAGCGCGGCATCAAAGTTAATACGGCAGCATTGCAGCAGGCTGTGGATAACGTCAATCTGCAAGATAAGTTTTCACAAACTATGCAAGTAGAAGCGTATAAAGGTGATATAGCCCTCATGAGGGAAAGAGTCAAACTGGGTGGCCATCTCCTCGAAGACGGTGGTGCAGGTATGATTATTGAAAAGACCGGTAAAGGAAGTTTTATTGGGCAAGCCATTAATAAAGAAGACCCCGCCGTAAAAGCTGCGGTAAGTAGCCGGTACAATATTACTGACAGCAATCCTTACGTGGACTTCCTTGGCCAATCTCCTTCTACTATTGAGACGGACAAAGGGGAGCGTACAAAGCTTGTTGGAACTATGCGTAATGCTGAAAATGCTTTGGCACAGATTGAACGCGCTAAGAATATTGTGCAAAAGGCATATAGCCCCGGCACGTGGTTTACAAGTGTGTACAACCAATTTGTCCCTGTTATCCCCGGTGCCCAACCTAATGTAAATGCGGCAGATGTGGCTACTCAGTTGAAGTCTGTTTTTGCCAATGTCTCCAAAAATGCGGCATCTATTAATAACAGTGGACGTGTGGCCGTGCAGCAGCAGGAATGGGAACGCGAGAATTTAAGTGCGCTGGATAATCCAGAAGGATTCTTGAAAAACCCTGAGTTGGCAGCAAAGACGTTAAACTCTTTGGAAGCGCTGTATCGTAACGCCCGTCATCAATCCATGACTCAGTTGGGTTGGGAAAACCGTGAATTTACGATGCGTACCCCTGAGACAGGAACGCAAAATGATCCATTCGTTATCCCTGCCGATGCAGATATGCAAAAGCGGATGTTCTCCTTTTTAGGTAGTACCATTGGTACTGTGCAGAACCCGAATGCAGTGGTGTATTTACGCTTGCCGAATAACACCATACAAGCATTCAACCCATCCCAGTTAAAAGGAATGACACCGCAATGATCATCCCAAATGCCCAAGGCCAGATGGTGGACCTCACCACGGGGGAAATCGTAGGACGTGCAGAAGGTGCGCCGACTACGGCTCCTGTTCGCGCACCTACTCCGGGGGAAGCTCCGGTACCAGAAGGAGATCGTGTAAATGGTCTGCTAAAGAATCTGTCTTGGGGATTTAACTCCATGCTGTTCGCGGCCCCTGATCTTGCAACCGAGGGTATTGGAAAAGCAATGGGCATGAAGCCGGAGGAAGTATTTACTCTGGGCAAGTTCTTTAACCAAGGTCAAGTAGCGCCTCGCAATGCAGAAGAGCGCTACTCCCGTGCTGTCGGCGAAGGTGTCGGTGGCACATTACCTATCACAGGTATTTTGGCGTATGCAGCACGCGTTAAACCTATGGTCGCGGCAGCAGAAACAGGTGCCGGTGTATTAAAAGGAATTGCTAACGATGCTATTAAATTTGCTCAACAAAGTCCGAGATTGGCAGCAGGCCTTGACATCGCGTTTGGTGCAGGCTTTGAAACGCTTCGGCAAGCGGTGAAAGAAAACATTTCTGACGAAAATCCTA